CGCCTCGTTGGACATCTCGGTCAGCACCCCCTGCTCCTCGCGCAACCACTTCGCGGTCGCCCGTAGGGACTGGCCTTGGTCAATGAGCCGCTTGTGCAGTTCGGGGAAGCACTTGAGGTTCCGCAGCGCAACGGACTTGGTCGCACGGCTTACCGGCTTGGTTTTGGAGTGAGACGCCATGTCAACAGTCTACCAGCGTTGATGTACCGGCGTCATGCCGCTACTTCGCACTCCAGTCGTCGCCGCCGCCGACTTCCGCCGCTGTGGGCACTTGGGCCATCATGGGGGCCATGCCCTCCATCATGCCGTCGTAGAGCGCCTTCTGAGCCGCCTCGGCCATGCCCTCTTCGTCAATGTGCTCCAAGATGATCTCGTCGTGAACCATGTGAATCATCCCCACTTTGGCTCCCTTGCCTAGGAGTGGAGGCTGGTTCCCGTTGAGGACTCGGATCTTGTCGTAGACGACACGAAGACTGTTCTTCAGTCCGTCTGCGCCGGACCCTTGGACAGGGCTGTTGAAGAACTCGTTGTGGGCGCGGTCGTCTCGGATGAGTCGGCGTCGGCCCCAGAGTGTTCGGGTCTCTCCGATGCGCTTGCCGGAGTTGATGGCGAACTCATGCCAAGCGGCGATGCCGTAGTAGGCTTCAAAGAACTTGCGTCGGAACTTCTTCGCCTGCGCCTCAGACATCGACACGCCATAGCCAGCCTTTGCGTAGAGGACGAGCTTCGCAGCCTGCATCCCGTAGATGAATCCGAAGTTGACCGGCTTCGCCTGCTGCCGTTCGGGCTTCGTGATGTCCTTCTCTTCCTTGCCGGACAGCAGAGCAGCGGTGGCGTAGTGCGCGTCTCGGTCGTCTTGGAAGACCTTGATGAGCGCCTTGTCCTTGCTGATCTCGGCCACCAGCCGCATCTCGATGTTCGACCAGTCGCAGATGGCGAGCTTGCGCCCAGGCTCTGCTCGGAAGCACTCACGGAACGCTTTGCCGCGAGGAATCTGCTGGAGGTTGGGCTTTGAGCAGTTGTGCGAGAAGACGCCGCACGTTTCGTAACTCTCGTCCTCGTCTACGGTGAGGTCATAGACTTCAAGGCTTCCCGCAGGGTGGATTTCCGCAACGCTAACGACAGACTGTCCTGCGCCTGCAACGAGTGAATCTCTCGATGCCCGCGTTTCGTGACGAGCGCTAGGTTGTCCAGAGTGTTGTTCTTCGGGTTGCCGTCGATGTGGTGTACGTCCATCCCCTCGGGGATGCTCTCCAGACCCAGCGCTTCCATCATCATCACGCGGTGTACGAAGTACCGCTTCTCGTTCCATAGACAGGTCAGATAGCCGTACCCGTCCTCGCACAGCCCCTTCCAGTTGTGATGCGCCTCGCCCTTCTTGCCGTGCATCGGGTTCTTCGACCCTACCTTGGAGACGGAGTACCGAAGGGCTGCCAGCGCCTTCCGTTCCGCTTCCGGCAAGCAGAGTCTCACTACCGCTTGAGCGTTGTGAAAAGTCGTCCCCAGTTCCTTGGCGATGTCCACCAGCCTCGGCAGTTCGGGACTCCTGTAGCGGTTCAAAACCTCCCGCTGGTTGTTCTCGTTCTGCACCCAAGTCTTCGATACGCTCATCGTAAAGCTCCCGTACGGTCTTCCAGCTACCGTCAGCGAGCAAAATACGGTGGTCGTCGGTGCAAGTCAAAACCTCCCCGTTGCTAAACCGCACCGCGTAGGTCGGTTGCGTGCCTTGCGGTAGGAAGGCTGTAACCGTTCTCCAGCGCCCCTTGTGCGTCCACACCTCGTCGCCCACCCTTATGTCGCGGATGGGTTTTATGCCTTCTCGCGTGCGTACGGGCGTCCACGGGGCCACGCAGGCGTAGCGACCAGCATCCGTGTACGGGTAGTACGAGCAATGGATGCGCTCGGTCACCGGATGGAGGTTCTCTAGGTAGTCCGGCCCGAAGGACTTGCACGCCTGTGCGTAGCCTCGGAACTCAATGAACTTCTCTAGGATCGGCCACTTCTCGGCCTCCATCGCGAGCGTGATCTCCTTCGTCTCCCTCAGAGGCACCACGCTCTTCTGGCGCGTTTCGGGGTCCACCCATGTCTGGGTGACTCCCAGCTTCTGAAGCGCCTTCAGCACCTGTGCGGGGGAGTTGAGGTTGAACGGCTCCTGCGTCTTGACCTTCTTGACCCGCCCCTTTTTCTTCTTCGGCTCAACGCCCAGTAACGTGCCCTGCGGTTCGGGTGGCTCTTCTGGCGGCGGCTCGGGGATAGGGTTCGGGTTGGGCAGACCGTCCAGTACCACCGCTTCCAGAGCGCGGCGGCGAGCGTCGTCCTGTGCAGCCCGCTTCAGCCACATCTCGGAGTCGAGGTAGAAGCCGTTCAGTTCGATGCTGGCCTCGGGTAGGACGGCTTGGAACTCAAGTTGGGCGATCTTCACCAACCCCGCCTGTACCAGCTTCGGCTTGAGCACCTCGCGGAGCCGCAGCAGCTTGTCTACGTCGTCAGCCGCATAGTCGAGTTGCGCTTGTGTCAGTTCGCCGTCCCAGTCAGACGCGGCGAGGTCTTCCACCTCGGGGTTCTCTTTCAGTTCCCGCTTGTAGAGCGACCAGAGGTCATGCCCGATATTCGGCAACCCTGCGTACAGGATGTTGCTGGCGCGGTAGCAGTCGAAGACCTTCTTGAACTCGACGCCGTAGTGCCAGAGCAGCCACTTCTGGTCGAACTTGATGTTCTGCCCCACGATGACCGCAGCGGTCTCGTTGAGCGCGGAAGCGACTGGACCCAGTCCTTCCGTCTTGTAGGCGTCGATGACGTAGCGGTTCTTGCCTGTGTTCAGCGAGCATAGCCGGATACGGCCTGTCAGCGGATCTACGGAGCCACCGCCGCCTATACGAGCGGTCTCCAAGTCCAGCGCGACTGCGCTGGCTTGCCGGACCTCGCTGGCGATGGCTGGAAGTAGGTCAGCGGACGTAACGAGGGTGTACGGACGCAAGCGGTCTCCTTGAGGCTCTGCGCCTCCGGCAGGGTGTAACTCGCTCGGTCTCGGCTGTTACGGAAACCAGTCCGCCTTCGTCCAGATGCCGTTGCCTTGGTACTCGTAGAAGCTACCCTTCACCATCTTGATGGTCCCGACTTTTGCCTCGGTTTGAGCCGCAGGGGTCTCTACAGACACGGCTACAGGGTCCAGCAAAGGTTCGGTGTAGCCCTGTCCAGCAGGCACAAGCTGCTTCCGTTCTGTAGTGGCATCGAGGTTCAGCGCTCGGGTGTACAGGTCGCATAACTTCTTGAAGTCGTCAGTCATCGCCTCCTCCATAGAGGACATAACTCGACGGCTACCCTTTGCTTCCTGCCACCAACGTGAAGTCCCTGCCGTGGAGATGGTGCCGTCCGGCAGCTTCTCGGAGGAGTGTATGAGCGCGGCTTGGCCTACGTCCGTCGTGTCGAAGACTGCCGCCTCATCTACAAGAGGCTCAAGTTGTCGGAAGTTCTGCGGGAGCACCGAGTGGAGGCGGTCGATCATCGCGTTGTCGATGAAGCGCCCCGTCTCTCGCCCTCGGGCCTCCGCTCGCATCTTGAGGAGGTCTTTGCCGGATACTTGGTCATCTCCCTTGGCGTGAGCCATGAGCAGTTTTACCGTGTATCCGCGCTGCTTGAGCCGGTCGATGGTCTGCGCGTACCAGCCTGCATTCCCGCCTACGCCGTCGAGGACGAAGCTGTATCGCTCCCCAGGGCGGCGAGGATCATCTGTCATCGCCCGTTCCAGCGCCTCGTCATTGAGTTGCGTGACTTCGTTGTGGACGATCTTGGCTGCGTTCTTAGCCTTCAGCGCCCGTGCAGCGGTGTACTCGGGAATGGACTCACGATGCTTATCGGGGTCCAGCACCACCAAGTCAGTAGGGATGTCTTCTTCCATCGGCTGCGTGTGCAGCAGGGTAGACAACGCGCTCTTTCCGCTGGCAGGCAGACCCATTGTGATGACGGCTACAGGGTTCGCCGTTCTACGCTTGCCCGCGAACAGCTTGTCCAACACGCGGTTGTGCAGCCGCTGGCGCTCGGGAGTCAGTCGGCCATTTACGATGTGCGCGGACAACGAGTCGGTAGGAAGCGAGGGGTCGCTGTCTTTCCACGTCTCCCCCTCCGAGAAGGCAGGAACGAAGCTGTCGTCAGCGGCCTTCTTGACCTGTTTCCAAGAGCCGTCTGGGTACTTCATGTAGTACTCGTCGCGGCTCTGCCAGTAGTGGACGGTGCCTGGAGGAGCTTCCTTCGCCTCTCGCAAAGCACGGTAGTCGGCCTCGATCTCCGCGCTATCCTCCGTCTGCTCTTCAGCCGGAGCGTACGTCTCGGTGTACCACTCGGGCACTTCGTACTCGTACAGCCAGAGTTGTAGGTCACTAGGCCGCACAATGTTGGCAGCTTCTTCGGGAGTCAGTCCGTACGCCGTAGGACGCTCTCGTACCGCGTCGATGGTGACCGGATTGAAGACGATCTCGCCGCCTTCGGGCAGCGTAGCCACCACACGCTTGTCCTCATCCCGCAGGCTCTTGAAGGACAACGAGAGGATAGGCTTCGCCGCTTCTTCGTCGGTGAAGAAGATCCAGTTCTTGCCGTCCTCTGAGGAGGGGCCGCGAACCAACAGGCCGTCGAGGTACGCCTGCTGCCCGCCCGCCTTCAGCGTGTACAGCGTGTAGAAGTTCAGCGGCATCTCAGTACCCCGCCGGTTTCAGATAGGTGTTGTAAAACTTCGTTTTTTCGGGAGCGGAGATCACCAAGTCCTCCACCTTCTGGCCGTTGAACTCGGTGATGCCCTCCAGCTTCAGCGCTTCGATCACCTTGTTCCGCAGTTCTGCGTTGGCTGTACGGATCTTGAGAATCTTCTCGGGACCGATACCCATGCGGAAGTCCCACTCGGCTCTTCCGGTGGAGCCGGACTCCTCCAGCGCGGGACGGCCCGAAAAAAGTCCCCCGTCGATGGCTCCGTAAGGATCGGTTCCCAGCGGCGCGTACACATCGAGCCGGTCTACAACTGCGGGGTCGTAAACCATCTCGATTTGCCCCCATTGGAACGCTTTATCGTCGGTAGAGGAAACGGGTACGGTAAACAACGAGTCAGCCCCACCAGAGGTTTGGTCCGGCGCGTGGTTGTCGCCAGAACTTGTCGCCCCCTTGGTGCCAATCCCCATCTCCATCCGGTATCCGATACCGACAGAGCCGTTGCGTAGATGGCCGGCTACCTTTGCGGGGGTGCTCATGCCGTGAGCGACGTAGCCGAAACTCGGGTTGTTGGCGCGGATCTTCTTGTACCGCCCTGGGAGGACAGGCGCGTTGTACCCAAAGGCCACGCGCTCCTGTCGGATGGATGCGATGTCCTCGTCCGTGTAACCCAGCGCGTTCAGTTCCTTGCGGAGGTTGTCCGCCGTGCGCTTGGACTCGGGCAACTTGTCCATCTTGGCGGGAGCCACGCTCCAGAGCAGCGCAGCCATGTTCATCTTTTCTCGGTCGGCCTTCGTCGGCTTGCGGAGCACCTCGTCAGCCAATCCGGTCTGCATCTTGTCGAGGCAGTCCTTCAGCGACTCCTCGATGGTCTTCCCAGGCTGCGGGTAGATGTCCGCGAAAACTCGTCCCATCGCGGTCTTCTTCCCGTCCGAGGTGTTGCAGAGGCGTACCTTGCTGTCACCCGCTGACCACGAACTCGCCTTGAAAACGTCGGTGGTGTTGCCTGTCTTCGGCCCATCTTTCCATGAGTCCGTAGCCGCGTCGTACGTCGCTCGGGTGTAGTGGAAGTCGTCCGGCTTACCTCCGCTAATCTTGCTCCATGTCGGTTCTCGGAGCTTGAAGGAGAAGCGGTAGTAGGGCTTTCCAGCGGTATCCAACCTACGCTGCACGAACATGGTCTGGTGTTCGATGGCACCACCATCCGCGAGCAGCGCCTTGGCTGTTCCGATCTCTCGGTTTTCGATCCCCTTGATCTGCTCAACCGACTCCGTCGCCTCGGGACTCTTCAGTTGTCCTGCCTTCGGAATCGGTACCATCTGGTTGGTCGGCGGGGGTGGCGGCGGGGGCGGGGGCGGGATGGCTTTGAGGATGCCGATAGGCGTCTTGCTGGATTTCAGCTTTTCCCACTCGTCTTTGGAGGTCACCGCAAGAACGTAGGGCGACTTCTCCTTGATAGCGACCACAGGAACGCCAGCCTGCTTCAACGCTTCCTGTGCTTCTGCGAGCGATAGGCCCGAGAGCTTCAAGACGATGTTGGGAGAGTTCGGGTCGGGTTGGCCTGCGGCGTCCTTGGGGTCTTTGGTCTTGTAGAGGTGCCCACCAGCGCCACTTGCGAAGAACTGACTGGCCGGAGCCGTCTCCCACATTTTCCCAGCGGGAGGGGGAGAGAACCCAGCCGGAACCGGCGGGATAGGAGGAGCAGGAGGCGGCGGCGGGGGGACGTAAGCAGCAGGCGTGAAGATGTCGAGTCCGGTCAGACCCAAGACACCCTTAGCCGTAGGATTCAGCGGCTTGAGCGTAGACGGCGCGGGCTGCGCGGGAGTCGGAGCGGCCTTCGGGGCCGCAGCGTCCGCAGGCACCCACCCGCCTGCAAAGGTGTACTGGCCCTTCTTCTTCGTCCGCTTCTCGTAGAGACCCGAGATGAAGCCTTCAAAGTCGGAGCGGATGTTCTTCTTGCGCTCCAGCGCCCGCTTGTAGAACTCCGCGACCTTCTGAGAGTCGTCCTTGAAAGGAGCCGACTCTGCGAACTTCGACAACAGTTGGGTGTAGTCGCTGTCCTTGATGCCCTCGATGCGCTCGATAGCCCCCACCATATCCTTGGGGTCGAAGTCCATCGAGCCGTCTGCAAACGCCCGCCAGAACTTGTTGTAGTACGCCTCGTCCTCACCGTAGGCGGCGTTCGGATGGTAGTCCGTCGAGAGCTTCGTATCCGGCGGGATAGTGGTTCCACCGGCAGGGAATCCGCCCATGAAGTACTTGAAGCCCTGCTCCTTGTCGATGGAGACGATGGAGCCGTCCGGTCGAATCAGAAGGTTGTCGCCGTGCGTATCGTGCTGCGAGAGCAACCAGTCGAGTGCGTGCTCCTCCGCGATGTCCTTCTTGGCGGACGCTGAAAGCGAGGCCGGAGAGGTTCCCTTGCCGAGCGGCTTGGAGTTTTCGATCCAAGGCTGGATGGTCGCAGGAACGCCCTTGTACCCGCCTGGGATGCTACCAACAGCAAGGCTCTTGCCAGGTCGAACCACCGATGACACTTGGGAGAAGATCTCCTGCGCGGCAGCGCGATACGGCTGCGGCTTCATGGTCCCACCGCGAGATACCGCCTGCTTGACGACGTACTTCTTCCCGTACCCGTCATAGAACAGGAAGCTCTGACCCGTAGACCCTGCCACCTTCTCGTTCTTGGTCGTGAGCGAAGAGAAGTCGGGGATTGGCGAGGGCGACAGGACGCTCCCTACAGGCGGCGCGGAGGGACTGCTCGTCGGTTCGGGAGGAAGCGCCCCGATACCGGCGGTGTTCTTCTTTTTCTTCTTGGGTTCTGGCTCTTCCGCCTCAAACGTGAACTGGTCTTCGGGACCGATGTCCCCACGCGCCCGCAGTAGGCCGGTGACCAGCCCCTCCAAGTCCTTCCGAAGGTTCTTCTTGCGGGCGAGGATGGCCTTCTTCTTGGCCTCCTTCTGGTTGTCCGGCAGCGCGTCGAAGTACCCTTGGAAGGCTGCCAGCCACTCGTCATCCGAGATGGCCTCGATGTTCTTGATCGCGGGCAGCATGGCTACGACAGGTACGTCGAGCTTCTTCTTCTGGAAGAGGTCGAAGATCTGTGAGTACAACTGCGGCGGCGAACTCGGGGTGTGCTTGTAGGACAGATCGAGCGAGTCCTTGCCGATGTTCTTGAGCGCCTGCTCCTTGTCCACGCCGACAACGCTTCCATCCGGCAGCAGGATGAAGTTCGCCGCTTTCGTGTCGTGGTTGGACAGCGCCCAGTCCATGACCCGCTCACGCATCAGCGTTTGAAGCTGCGGACCAGTCAGCGAGGTCACAGGGACGTTGGACAAGTCCTTCGTCCCCATGAGGAACGGCTGGACCGAGCCGTACCCGCCGCCTGCAACTGTGCCAGCAACGACGGGAATCACCTTGTCCGGTCCCAAGACCTTGGCAGCCAAGTTTGCGTAAGCGCTTCCTGCGGCTGCCGAGGTCGCACCGCCGGACGGCTTGAACAGGTACTTGTTGCCATTCTTGTCGGTGAGGAACTGCTTGTCGTGAACCCCACCCAGTCCGGTCGCGATGCCCGCCGAGGTCAGCGTAGCCAAAGGGGGAACTGACAGTTTTCCAAGTCCCGCCTGCGCGGGCGCGGGTGCGCTCACGGGCGCAGGCGCGGGCGTGGGAGGTACAGGTTCGGGCGTAGGCGTAGGTGCGGGCGAGCCTTGGGTGGTGAAGAAGGCTTTGATCTTCGGGTGCGCGGTGAATCCAAGCTCGGTGTCTATCGCCAGTCCTAACTGAACAGCCCGCGCTGCAAAGTTCGACGCCGCTTCCTTGTGCTTTTCGGTGACCTTGGAGTCGGTAGCGTAGGCAAGCCGTTGGGCTAGGTGGTTGAGCAACGGAGCGCTGCTCACGGGGTCGTGCCCCGCCAGCGCTCCCAGCAGCGTCTTGTTGACCTCGATGTCGTCGGGGTCCGTATCTGCCAGCCCCAGCGCTTGCTGCTGAGAGATCGGCAGCGACTGGGCAGCTTTGTGCCCAACGGTGCTGGTGAACGTGGCTTTGGTGGCAATCAGCCCTGTAGGAGGAAGTCCGTCTACCGCAGCGGGCTTCGGCGGCTCAACAGGCTTAGGAGCAGGCGCAGGCGGGGGAGCCGCTACAACCGGAGATGCCTTGGCAGGGTGGAACTTGAGCGCGATGTCGCCGTTGTCGTCGGGTTCGGCCTCGTCCACCAGACCCTTGGCTTGTGCCGCTTGGTAGACCTTCATCAGCATAGGCAGCGCGGCTTCAAGGTTCTTCTTGAGCTTCTTCTGGCCCTTCGCCTTGACGTACTCGTCCAGCGCCAGCGCGAACTCGCCGTGCTGGAACATCGACTGGAGTGCGTCGGCTTCTGGCGTGTTGGGCGCGTAGCCCAACACAGCAGCCATCGCCGTCACTTCCGGCGCGTAGGTGACCGGAGCGGGCGCGGCCTTGACGCCCTTGATCTTGAAGCCCGCCGCAACCGCCTTCTCCTTCCAGTCCTTCCCATACAGCGCCTCTAGGTGAGCGAGGAGCGTAGGTGACTTGAGGATGGTCTCGGACGCATCATCGAAGTTGATGCTCTTGAGGTAGTCGGCCAGCGGCGTAGCGGGTGCGCCGCCAGAAGGCATAGCTGGAGTGCCGATGCGCTCGGCCTCCTTCGCTCCCGCCTCCCCATCCTTGGACATGAGGTCGGAGACCTTCGTCTTGGGGTCTTTCGGCTGAAGCTGGGAGGGGTTGTCGTAGTACTTCGGGATGGTCCCGATGACCAAGTTGTTGAGCGGCGAGCCTGGGTCGGGATCGACTAGGTCGTCCCAATGCTTCCAGACATTGGCGTGCTTGATGTGTACAGGTACGATGCCCGCTGCCTTGGAGCCGTCCTTGTACTTGTAGGCGTAGACGTAGGTGGGCGTGACCCGAAAGGCAGATGCTTCAGTCACTACGCTCTGGACGGGAACCAGCGTTTTGCCGGTTCCCAGCTTCGGACCACGCCCACTCATTGTGCTCTCCTACGTCAAGACAAGGTCGAACAGAACGGGACTACAGCAGTTCCATCCCGCCAAGTTCGGCGTCGTCCTCGACATCCAGCACAATCGCGAGCTTCTTGCTGCTCTTGGCTTCGTACTTCTCTTGGGCGCGAAGCTGGTCGATGACCTCGACGGCGCGGCGAGCGATGCCCTGCGAGCGACCGAACAGCGGGTCGGCAGACGCACGAACCGCGAAGCCCGCGTCGATGATGGCCTTCTTGTCGGAGTCGCTCAGTTCCCCGCCTTCCAGACCTGTCTTCTTGGCCGCAGCGCGGAAGACCTTCGACGCCGTAGCGGCCTTCTCAAGGAAGTCACGGACGTTGGTCTGGAGGTTGGCCGCAGCGAACGCCATCTCGCCCGCGAGCGAGGTGATTTCGACGTTCTTGACGCTCTTGCTGGGCTTCTTGGACGAGGTCGAAGCAGGCGGGTCGTACATATCCCACGCCAGAGCCACGCCGTAGAACGCCTTCCGGCCTTCAGCGTAGGGGCCGTAGATCGCGTCCACAGCCTGCTTCAGCTTGACGGTCGCGGACTCGGCGTCCATCGCGGAGCGCTTCAGATCGAGCGACTGCATCGCCTTGGCGTCCGAGAGGGGCTTCGCGACCTTCAGCAGTTCTGAAGCCGCCTCCTCCAGCTTGTCGCCACCCTTGAGGCTGTCGCGGAAGGCATTCGCCGCCTTGAGGCAGTCGGCGGGAACGTCCTTCGACGGCTCCGCATCCTTCAGTTGGCCCTTGGCCTCGGCAAGCTGCTGGCGAGCGAGCACCGTAAGCTCGGACAGGGAGGTAGCCTCACGCAGGCCAATGCGTGAGCGCAGTTCAGCGGTCAGTTTAGCAATCGAACCCATAGCAGTCTCCTCGGGAGGGTGAAGTGTCTCCACCTCGGCAGGGTACTCTAGGGTGCGTACTGCTTCAACCGCCTGTGACCACCGCCTTCTCGGTCTCCTTCTGCGCCTTTTCAAGTTCCTTCAGCGCGGACTTGCCCATTTGCTCGATGATTCCGGCCATGAAGTCGTTGATGTCTTCGTGGGCCAGTCGGCAGTAGGACACCACCTTGTCCATCGCCTTCTTGGTCTTGGAGTTCATCTGGACGTAGATGTGCTCCTGCTTCCCGTAGGTGAAGACCATGAAACTCATGTTCACCGTGTCGCCGTGCTTGGCGAACAGGTGCTGGATGATGTTCGACAGGTCTTCGACGGTCTTGGCGTCCTTGGCCTTCTCATCGAACTCGTCCTGCATCTCCTTGGGCAGCGACTTCTTCAGCCCCCGCTTTACGTCTCCGACGAGCTTCTGGAAGCCCTTCGTATCGACGTACCCCATGAGTTGCTGGAGCGCCTCGGCCCCGTACTTCTCGGCCATCTCGCCGTACAGCTTGGCGAACTTCTCGGGGTCGAGTTTTCCCTTGAGGACGTTGAGGCGGACGGTGGCGAACTTCTGGAGGTCTTCGTCCTGCCACTTCGCGTCCATCATCACGGCGCAAGGCAGTTCTTCCAGCCCCACCACCTTGCCCGCCTGCCAGCGGTGCTCGCCGCCGATGATGCGGTAGGTGCCGTCATCCATAGGGACTACCTCAAGGGGGTCCACGAAGCCGACATCGCGGATTTCGTCGCAGAGCCGCTGGAACGTCAGTTCGTCTTGGCCCTGCGGATTCCAGGTGTTCGGGTGGATGAGGTCAATCGGGATGTAGCGAAGGTCGAGCTTTTTGGCGGCGGTCATGCCAGCACCTCTACGAGCGTGGCGCTCTTGGCGGCAGCCACCTTCAGTTCGTTCTGCATCTGCGCGAACGTCTGCGCTCGGGAAAAGTCGTCCATCTCATCGAACGAGGCGACAAACTCGGGGTCACCGAAGCGGGACGCCCAGCGGTCAGCGATGTCCCGCAGGGCCACCAGTTCGGAGTGCAGTACTGTAGCCGTGATAGGCCAACCGCTAGTCATCGCTAGACTCCTCGGCGGACTCGCGCATCTTGAGGGCGGCGGACTCCAGCGCCCGCAAGCCGTAGACCACCTCGTCAGCGTCATCTACCACGACGAGCCGAAGCCCCAGCGACTGCTCGATCTTGGCGAGGAAGCGCAGCTTGCTGTCGAGATCTCCTCCCTTCCAGTCGGCGTTCGACAGGAAGTCGAGGCAGATGAGCGATAGCAGCGAGGAGGGCGACTTCTTGAGGTTGCCTGCCAGATCTTGCGCCCGCTGGATGGCAAGGTTCACCGTCTCGGCCTGCGAGGACTCCATCCGGTAGGTCTTGGTGATCCACTTGAGTGAGTCGTCGTCTTCGCGCACGCGCACGGGAGTACCTCCATCCAGCCGGTTCGACTCCTCGACGGGATTGGGCTGCTCGGCAAGGTCTTTCTGGATGGCCTCGCGCTCGCGGCGCTGATACTCCATCTTGATGCGCTCGATCACCGTGGCGTAGTTCCAGACCTCGGCGTTCTCGACCCAGTAGGCCGCGTTCTCCTTCGTGAGGATACGGATGAGTTCCTTCGCCTTTGACCAGCCCAAGCGACAGAAGCGGCGCTTCAGTTCGTAGTTCCCGTCAAGGCCGTTCAGTTCGACCTCGATGCGGTAGAAGATCCGCATGAGCCTCTGAGCCTTGGAGGAGTGGATGCCCAGTTCGCGCTCGGCGTACTCCCCGATGCTTCCGTAGCCCCACTTGGCGAGGACGGAACCGTTCTTGGGGTCGCCGTCTACCGGCGCATCGTAGATGCGGTAGAGGATCTCCCCAAGTTCCAGATAGCCCATCTCCACTTGGTCGGCCAAGGTCTTGGCGCGGTGCCGGATGCGAGTCTGCCAACCTCGGGTGCCTGCGTCCTTCGCAGGGGCGTACTCAGTAGGAACCGCCGGACTCTCCTCGATCACTTCGTCCATCACGCTGTCTCTCCTCGGATAGGAAGATGACTTCCCAAGCGCGTACCTCGGTCAGTTTTCCAGAGGGCGTCGAGCGGTTCATAAGCTCGCCCTCGACCAAGACGTAACTCCCCTTGTCGAGTCTGTTACGGCACAGCTTCACCAGACCATCCACATAGACGTTGATCTTGATGTAGGCGGTGACCACCCCGCCAGAGCCGTGTCGGTCGGAGGCGACGATGAACGTGCAGACCTCGGAGCCGTTATCTGTTGTTGCGTAGTCAATCTTTCCGGTCACGTTGCCGGAGACGATGACCTTGTTGAGTCCGCGCATGAAGCCATCCTGCGAGCGAGGAGAAAGACCTCACTCTCGCGGCAGGCTACCACCGCAGCAGTCGCGTCGTACGGATGCTCCCACAGGGAGCGTGGTACAGCACGAAGGATGTACGGGCCTCCGTGTTTGGCTTCCGCACCCTGTAGCGGTTGGAAAAGTCCACGAACCGCTTCCTGCACTTCCTCCTTGGAGGCGTCCTTCCGGCCTGTCACGGCCTTCTTGACCTCCTGCGGAGTGGCTTGGGCGATGGGGATCTTGTGCTGCTGGGCGATAGCAGCCATGACACCCCAGCACATCGCCATCTTGGCGGCGGCAGAGGAGTTGCGCGGGTAGCTCATCGTCTCGGCGCAGACCAGTTGGATACGGTACTTGCCGATGAGGTCTTGGATCTCCTGCGCGATTTCCTTGGCCCGTTCAAGGTTGTCCTCGGAGGCACGCACGTTCCGCTTGGCCGCAGACTTCTCGGTGCGGATGACGCCCAGATCTACGAGGTGCTCGCCGGTAGCGTCGATGCGGACGACAGACCAGCCGATGCTCGCGAAGCCTGGGTCGATCCCTAGAACATGAAAGTCAGCCATTCGGCATCCTCGCCAGCGTCCGTTCCACCAGAACGATGACGCCTAGAACGCTATCGGCATCAGCGCAGTTGAAGAGCTTCCCGTCCTGTACAGGCAGGGGCTTTTCACGGCCCTTCTCGACCAGCGCCTTGGTCGCCTCGATCTCGGCGGCGTTCCGCTTCCCCCACGCGGTCTCATACAGCAGACACAACGAGCACAGGAACACCGGAGCCACCGTTCCTCGGGCAGTCCAGCGAGCCTGCATCTTGTCGCACAGGGAGCAGTTGGACTGCCACAGCGTTTTAGGCAGCGGCGTCAGTATCCGCAGCGAACTGACTTCGGGGTGTTTCATGCCGCAAAGCACTTCGTGGAGACAGGACAAGCCTTGGCTTTGGAGCAGGAGTCCGTCGCGCAGATGCGCTCGGGGAGCGTCTTGAGCGCCACTCCAGCCCAGATGCTGCGGATGGTGTCCTGCACACGCCGGATGGTCTCTTCGTCACGGTCGATATGGTGCTCGACCAGCGAGTTGATGCCAGACTCGGCCTTCTGCCAGTAGAGAATCTTGGCCCAGCGGAAGCCCGTGAACATCATGTAGACGTGCGCTTGGATGATGTGGGCGATCTGCGGAGCGACCTTGATCTCCTTGGCGTATCGCGAGCCGATGCTCTTGACCTCTAGGATGCCCATGCCAGGCAGTCCTGGGATGACGAGGAAGCCGTCAGAGTGGCCGGTCATGCGGAGGTCGTGGTCTACGAAGGACGCCTCCTTGTAAGTGAACTCCCGTGCCCCGCACTTGCACTCCTTCGGCATAGGCACCGCCCAGTCCTCGGCGCGGCCCTCACGCTGCTCTCCGTACAGAGCCAGACAGCGCTCGCACTTCCATGTCCCGTAGAGGATTCCCATCTGCCCCAGAAGCTGGTTCTGGACGGCCCAATGAAGCGCGGTTCCATGCAGGAAGGTGAGGTTCAGCCCCGCGTCTACGTCGTCGGGACGGGTGATGCCCTCAAGAGCGCAGAGTACTTCCTCACGCGGGCACAGGTTGGGAACGCTTGATGCCCGAACGTACGAGGTGTTCGTGAGCGGCGGCTTCTTCCCGTCGCGGGCGAACTGCTTCTCGATGATCTCGACAAGCGACCCCGAACCCGTTCTGGCTGAAGTCTCTGACAGCAAGTCTGCAAGTCCCATCCGTACCTCCACCTACTCTGTAACGCCGCTAGTACGATCTGTTACCTAGTTCATCTCTTGCAGTTCACGCTCAAGGGCGGCGCTCTGCTCGCAGCCTTTGCACTTCGTTAGGTGCTCTTCCAACGTCGCCGCCTTGCCGTGCTGGATGCCGTGACGCAGCGCCCGCAGGCGAAGGTCTTGAGGCACACCTCGGAGACCTACAGCCGCATCCAGCGCCCCAACGCTCCGGCTCCACGTTTCGTACAGCCGCTGGATGAACTTGGGGTCTTTGTCGTTCTGGTCACAGATTTCCAGCGCCTCGGAGAGAAGCTGCTCCACTTCGGTTTCGATCCAGTCGGTAAAACTATCGACTTCTGACTCGGGCGCGGCCATTAGGACTTGCCTCCTCGGAGACGCTCAAAGACTGCCAGCGGGATGACCGCGAGGTCGATGGGCTTAGACGACGGACTCTGCGGGGTTTCAAACGTGATGAGCAGCGCAGGCTCTCGTCCCGCCTCTCGCGCCCCTTCACGAATCTTGAGCCACCATTCCTTCTTGATGGACATGGTGCCGGTGTCGGTTCGCTTGTGCTCGACCCAGAAGTCGGGCAGCGCAAGGTCGCCGTTCTGAGTGATGGTAGCGGGCTTGGAGTCGAGCGAGGTCTGCGCCCCGATGACGTGCTTGGAGAGCCGCTTGGCCCCAGACTGGGGAAGGCGCTTGCCTCCTAGCTGGGAGGCCAAGCGGTTCTCATGCTTCTTGCTGCGCTTGAAGCGGTCGTAGTTGGGTTCCAGCCACTTGAGGCGGGTCTTCTGCGGCTTCTCTTCGTCGCTCATACGTCCACCTCATCTACGTCTTCCCGCTTCCACTCATGGCCGCACTTGCAGCGGCACTCCCAGACGATGGGGAAGGTGAGGAACGCCTCCTTCACTTGGAAGTCGGCGCTCCCACACGTCGGGCAGACCTCGGCATCCGGCGCTACAGCGTCGGCTGAACCGCTGCCAACAGGGCGTCCGTCACTTGCTTTCGGAACGCCTTGTCCTTGAGCAGCCGCTCCTCGATCTCGGTCTTCTTCTTGAAGGATTCCTCCAAGCACTTCCATGACGAGCCTCCTCCGGTAACGAGACCGTGTCGCTCGGCATGGGCGAGGATGAAGTCCTCATCGTAGACCTCGCCCAGCTTCTTCGTCTCGGTTTCCACCAGCATCACGCGGTAGTCGTAACTCATGCGAGGAGCGCTATTCCGCGTCTTCTCAACGGAGAATCCGAAGTCGCCGTAGAGTGCGAACTCGCCGTTGTCGTCCATCTTGTACTTGGCGGGCTTCGTCCGAAGCTCGGTCCATGCAGCAAAGCCTGGGGCCAAGCCACCGGACGTGGTCTCGGGGTTCCCGAACATCACGCCCACCTTCATGCGGATCTGGTTCGTGAAGAACAGGGTTGGGCGTTTCCCCTCAGACTGCATCGCCTCGTTGAGGGCAGCGCTGAACTTCCGCATCCCCTTGCCCAGACGACGCGCCTGCTCGCCAACCAAGTCCTTCTCAACCGCCTCTTCGATCTCCTTCATGGTGGTCATAAAGGCCAGCGAGTCGATGACGATGATGTCGCACTTCTTGGAGCGCAACAGCGCTTCCGCAATCGCGATGGTCTGCTCGGCGTACTCGGGAGTCGAGACGAGGATCTTGTCCAACTCCATGAAGCGAGATGCCCATGCAGGATCAATCGCACCTTCGACATCGAGGTAAGCGATGACGGGGTCGCGAGTGTTCCCGCACTTGCAGGCTTCCTGCGCCGTCCAGCACTCCGCGCACATCTTCTGCGCCTGTCCCAGCGAACGGAACAGCGTGGTGGTCTTGCCGGAGGACTTGTGACCCAGCAGGGTGTGGATGCCGCCGACAGCCCATCCGCCTTGCAGCGCGAGATCCAGCGGGAAGATGCCGGTCGGGATGCGGTCGCGCTTTCGCGCCTTGACCTCGGCTCCCAGAATCAGCGAGTTCTTCCCGTACTTCTTGAGCGTACCTTCAAGGATGTCCGTGGCGAGCAACGCTCCCAGTTGGCTCTTCGCGTCCTTGCCCTTTGACAGCCGAACAGGAGGAGCCGCCTTGGCCTCCTCCACGCTCGCTGCCGCTTCGGTTGTCTCGACTTCTTGAGCCTTCTTCTTGGGCGGCATTCAGACCTCTTAGAACGGGTTGGACTTCTGGGGGACGACCATCTTGCGGACGGACTGGACTTCCTGCCGCACGCGCTCTTCAGCGAAGTTCTTGGCCCACTCGTACGCCTCGTTCACCTCTTCGGCGTAGCAGGGCACCGACACCTTCACGTCCACTCGGGCGCTCTCGTAGTTGCCGATGTTGAGCGTCAGCCCGTAGCCGATCTCGACCTGTGCGGGCTGGACGCGGAAGTTCTTGACCTCGATGGTCTCATCCTGTGACTCGGGAGCGCCGATCTTCCCGTAGGTACGCGCCACCGTGAGGGTCGCAGGAGCTTGCACCTTCGGCAGCGTCACCGGAACGACAGGCGACTCCATCTCGGGAGCAGAAGTCGCGGCAAGCGCACCCACCGCGAAGGCGGCGTTGTTAGCCGTAGGTGGCTTCTTGTCTGCCGCTTCCTGCTGCGCGAGGGCGACAGCGACCTCGGCATCGCCACCGACAGCGATGCTGGCAGCCGGAGCCTCGGTCGGGGCCACGATGCTCTTCGGGAGGTTCTTCGACCCGAACTTTCGGCCCATCTTCTTGCGAGGCGTGCCGTCCTTGTTGAGGACCGGCTTGCCGTCCTTGAAGGCGTGCGTAAGAGGAGTCACAGGCTCCCCGTTGATGACCAGCAGTTCCGTATCCATCGTCGCTCCCTGCCTCGACTTGAGGCGCGTTGTTCACTCTGCTCGTAACCCCTCATCGAGCAGTTGTTACCAACGTCGCGCCGCATAGAACTTGTCTCGGTAGGTGGCCGTCTTCTCGCAGGACTGAACCTTGTCATCGCGGAAGTCCACGATGACCGGCTCCTTCTTCCCGTCACACGGACGCAGCACTCGGCCACACGCCTGCTCAACGTCAGAGATGGGCGTCGTGAGGAACAGCGTGTCGAGCGCGGGGATGTCCAGACCCTCCTCCGCGAACTGGCGGGTAGCGAAAACTACTTGAGCCTTCGCGGCCTCCTCCAGTTCTTCCTCCTTCATGCCGCCAACGTAGAAGCCGGTAGAGGGAACAGGGGTCGTCTGCTTCGTCGCCCACTCCTTCTTGAACATCGCGTCCAGCATATCGAGGTGCTGTAGGCGCTCGGACAGCACGATGGGCTTCCGACCAGCCGCGACAGCCATCACCAGTTGCTCGGTGATGAGTCGGTTACGGGCGGCATTCCCGCACATGAACTTCAGCAGGACGTTCTTCGACACCAGTTGGGGGTTCAGCGTAGGCGTCTGCACCAGCTTGAAGTCGGTCCACACGCGCCGGATCTTCGGCGTCATGCGCTGCTCCTCGGCAGAGAAGAGCACCTTCCCGATGTGCTGGAAGAAGACGGCCTCTGCGCCATCCTTGCGGCGAGGAGTTGCAGACACGCCCAGACGCCAACGGGCCTTGAAGCGGGTCGGCACCACGCTCCACGTTTCAGCACCGATGCGATGCGTCTCGTCCGTGATGATGAGACCAGGCCAGCCCCAGAAGTCCGCGCCGTAGTCACGGCCACCAACGAGGCTGTGGATCATCCCAATGACGACGCCGTAGTCCTTGTACTCGCAGCGGTCCTGCTGAACGATGCCCACCTTCGTGCCAGGCAGGAACTGCTCGATGCGTTCCTTCCATTGGCTGACGAGGAAGTCCTTGTGGACGACAACCAGCGTCGGCACCCCAAGTTCCGCCATGATGGCGCAGGACACGACAGTTTTCCCGAACCCAGGCGGCGCTCGCAGCAGGCCACCGTACTGACCTTCGTCCTTGAAGGCGCGGGTCACCGTAGCTACCGCAGCCTTCTGGGTCTCTCGGAGCGAGCCGTCGAACTTGAGCGGCCCTGCCCACAGGTCGGAGCGCCCCAGCGTCGTGAGGTCTTCGATGACGTGGTGCTCTTTCTTGTGCTCCATGAAGTAGGAGCGTGGCACCCCCAGATAGCCCTCCCGCTCCGTGTAGAGCCGGATGGGCTGTGGCGCTTCGCCTGGGAAGCCTTCAAACTTGCGAGGCATGACCGTCAGCGCGGCTTTGACTGCGCTCACTTGCATATGCGTGAGAGAGGCGGTCGGGAGCCACGCCCAAGAGTCCACTTGCACCTTCATTTGCGTACTCCTTTGCGTAAAGCAGACAGGGTGTCAGAGTCCCGAATCCCGCCGCGAGCCTCTATCTCGGCTTGCATGAGCACGGACTTCTCCCAGCCCTCTGGCGGTACGTCACTCATCTCGCGGGTCAGCCAGCGGCACGGAAGGTTGAAGCGTCGGCCATCAGCAGCCTCGACGCAGACCACCATGTGGCACTCACCGCGATAGAGGCGGACGGCTAGGATCTTCATTGGGTGCTCCAATACGGAAAGGCCGGACGGTCTCCCGTCCAGCCCCCGTAGTCAGCGCTGGTCGAACTAGAACGGCACGTTCTCGTCCGCGCCCCGCGACTTGTTGCCCCCGCCACGGTCGTCATCTTCGGTCGGGACGTAGCCGTGGAGCAGCGACTTGATCTCGTTCGGCGTCTTCGGCCAGTAGAGCTTCTGGTAGTTGAATGGCACCAGCTTGCGCGGAATGGAGCCATCCGGCCCCTTCATCACGCTGAAGGTACGCATCAGCTTCTCGATGCCCTCGGCATCCTGCGCGGCGGCAAAGAGGTCAGCGACCTTCTTGCCCTTGTAGGTGGCAAGCTCAAAGAGCTTGGTCATGTCCACCTCGCGGACGTACTCGTAGTCGTCGCCCACGGCAGGAGACTTGTCGGTCTCGCGGGTGACCTTGTAGAGGCGACCAACGAGCGACTTGCCCTCCTTCTGGAGTTCGCTGTTCTTGCGCTCCAGCTTCTGGGCGGTCTTGTACTTCGCAGGCAGCACCTTGATCTCAAACTGCCGCGTGTTGCCCTTCTTGTCGGTCCACTTGGAGCAGTCGATGATGGTCACCATCGACACCATGTAGGCCGAGTCCGCGCCCAGCTTCTCGCAGCAAGGAGCCACCTCGCCCGCCTCCATCAGCGGAGCGGCACAGGTGATCCAGTTGCGCCAGTTGCCGTTGATCTTCGCGTTGTGCTCGCGGAACGCGCCAGCAGCCTCATCCACGAAGACGATCTCGCGGCTCTGACCCGTGGGAATCCAGAAGCGGTCGGGAAGCCACGTTGCGTTGGCCTCGCGGTCCTGCTCCTGCTTCACAGCGGAGCCAAAACCCGTACTGAACCAGTTGCCACTCATCTCTGTCTCCTCGGCGTCCTCTACGGGAGCGCCATGCCAAGCCCCTAGCCAAGGTCTGCGGTCGGGGCATCCCGTCAGACCAGTTGTATGCCCCTCCAGTAACACAGGAAGGCGCGGTTGTCACTTGCGGATGTCGCCCAAAGCCTCTGCGAGATCGAGCGGCGAAAGTTCATCTGGGTCGCGCCCTGCGGGGATGGGAGCGATTCGCACAGGCATCCTCTGGGCGATTTCGTGCCGCATATGGTCCGCACCGTCTAGGCCCGCTTTGTCCCCGTCCGGCAGGATGACGATGTCCCCGAAAAACCGCACCAGCTTCTCCAACTGGAAGCGGCTCAGATAGGTGCCAAGGATGGCGACAGCGTCGTACCCAAGCTGCCAGAGGTGGATGGCATCGAAGAAGCCTTCCACGATGATGCCGGTGCCTCGTCCACCCTCCGTGAGTCGGTGCTCTCCGTACAGGTAGCGGTCGCGGAGGAAGCCCTCGGAGTGGAGGAACTTCGGCTTCGCCTTGGGGTCGATGGCGCGGCCCGAAAGTCCCACCAGCCGTCCCTTGCAGTCGCGTATGGGGATGGCGATGCGTCGAGCACGCGGGTGCCAGCGGAACTCACACGCATTGATGAGCACAGGCGAGATGCCTCGTTCGCGGTTGAGGTACTCGTAGGCTTCAGCGTTGAGTGCGGGAAGCGCCGTGAGAGTCTCCTCGGGAACGTAGGACTCCTCCTTCTCGGGCTGACGCACCACCTTTGTAGCCATGCTTTCAGAGAGCTTGATGCCGCCGATCTCGACAGCCCTTCTGGGCTTGTATGCGGCGGCTTCCAGTCGTTCTTTCAGCGTCGGTGGTTCTGGCGGCGTGTACTTGTCATTCGCCTGTACCCAGACCAGCAGTTCGCTCAAGCCGTTCGTGTCGTGCCCCTCCTGCGCGGCCAAGTACTGGAGGCGCATGATGAGGTCGGACAACGTCCCCTTGGCGTTACAGGTGAAGCAGCGGTAGCCGCTTCGGCCCTCGGACTCAGCCTTGATGGAGACGCCAAAAGAGGGATGCGCGTCTTGCCGGTTCTTGTGCTTGTCAGAGTGCGGGGCGAAGGGACAGGAGGCTTGAACCCAGCCCCCCATCGTCTCCTTGATGTTGCTGCTGCCCAGCTTCTCCAGAAGCTGTTCAATGAGTTCGGCCTGCATGATGAGTCGTAACTCGTCCGTATGAGTTGATTACCCGAAGATCCGCGATGCTGGCGATAGGTTGCTCGGCTGCGAACTGGTCTGATTGCTGCCGCTGGCACTTTCACCGCCGCCGCTCGTAGGCGCTCGGTTTGAAGGTTGCGAGGACTGACGGTTGCTGCCTTCGGGGCCGCGTCGGTTCTGAGTACTGGCTGGAGCGGTGTCGGAGAACCCTTCCTCCGCGATCTTCGCCTTCGGCACTCGACGCCGTTCCTCGATGATGAGCTTCTGGTAGTAGTCATCGAAGCGCTTGGCCTTGCGCCGCGCATCCGGCTCACGCTTGTGCTCGCTGTCCTTCTCGCGCCCATAGCCTGTCAGCGAGATCTGCCCTCGACCAGATTTCTCGGAGATCATCCGGTACTTCTTGAGTTGCGACATCGCTACGTCCATCGCCGCGTTGAACTTCGTCGGGTCGAAGTTGTCCTTGTTGGGCGAGGACTTGACGGGGATTCGGTTCTTGCTCACGGGTGGGCGTGAGCGCGGTAGATTTCCAGACAGGAAGATCGCCAGCACCATGTGCTTGAACAGCATCGGATAGTCGGGAATCGCTAGTTCTTCGATCTCGGCTTCAGACGGCATAGGTCACCTCCTAGAAGGCATCGAACGCTTCATCGTCAGTCGGCACGTTCGCAGGAACGATACCACCCTGCCCAGGAAGGACAGCCTTCGGGATCTCGGAGAAGTTCATCGTGTCGAAGTCCCAGTAGCACTCGATCTCCTCGGCCTCGCCTTCACGCACCTTCAGCGGCTTGAACGCCATCCGCTTCTGCTTCTTCATCTCCTCGGTCTGAATGAGACCGAAGATGAGGTCCGCGTTCCAGCCTGCAACGTCGGTCATGGCGATGCTGTCCGCCTGTACCGTCTTGGCTTGGTTGACCTTCACTTCGCGATTGAACTGCATCGTGGCGATGACCGCAGCCTTGGACCGCTTGGCAAGCCGCTTGAGTTCATCGAACACGTTGGCCGCTCGTTCCGTGCGCGTCAGCCCTGCCACCTTGAGGAGGTACGCACCGTCCACGACGACGAGGTCGGGCTTCTCATCCATGACGATGCCCGCGAACGTCTCCATCGCGAAGTCGAAGTCGCCGCCAACGATGTTGAAGTTGGGGCTGTTCAGCATCGCTTGGATGCCGTCGTAGAACTTCTTCTCCGACACCATGTCCAGCTTGCCCTGCCGGAAGTCACGGTAGGGCAGGCGCAGCTTCACGGCGAAGTAGCGCATCGCCATGCGCTCCTTGGTCATCTCGGTGGTTGCAACCAGTACCTTCTTGCCCTGCTCCCACGCGCATCCTGCGATCTGGAGCGCAGACCACGTTTTGCCGATACCCATGCGGGCAACGAACAACGCGAGGTCTTCCGGCCAGAACCCCATCGTCGCGTCGTTGATGGTCGGCCAAGGTGTCTGAATGCCCCGCTCGCCTCGTTTGATCTTCTCGTAGTACTGGACAACCTTGTCGCCCAACGCAGGAAGCGACTCGACCAGAGCGCCTCGCGTGTCGAGCTTACGCAGCGAGCGCAGCAGTTCCTCTACAGCCTCGCGACCCTTGACCGGCTCCTTGCGCTCAAGGTGCTTGATGATGGCTTCGGTGCCGCTGTGGATGGTCTTGTGCAGCTTCCGTTCGTAGAGCGCGTCTACGAGGTAGGCGAGCGGTTCCGGTGATGGCACCAGAATGACGCCCGCCTCGGCCATGACGACATCGTCGGTCGGGAGCGCGGAGTACTTCTTGTAGAAGTCGATGATGAAGGTGTAGGCGGTCTTGCCCTCACCTTCCAAGAGGTCTGCGGTCAGCCCCGATTCGATGACACGGCGAAGCGCGTCTCGGCCTCCGCTCACAATCGCGGAAGCCAAGGCAACGTCGAGGTCTGCCATTACCGAACTCCAAGTTCACGCCGCAGCTTCTCAGCCGCCTGCTCTTTGAGGTTGATGCCGTTGCAGGAGATGGACACGAAGTTCCCCTGCATGGTCTGGAGTAACGCAGGGTACTCGGCGCGGAACACATCCGGTGTCAGCCGAGTCGTGAGGATGGTCGTCTTGGACCGTACCGCTCGACTCGCCACCAGATGCTCGACCTCTCCGATGCCGAACGTGAAGTTCTTGAAGTCGTCCAGCGCGAGGTCGTCCAGCACAAGGATGTCCACCTCCTTGCAGCGAGCGAGCACCGATGCTTCGCCGTCGAACGTCCACTCTTCGCGGATCGCCTGTCGGAGGTCTTTCACGGTCGTGTAGTAGCCCCAACGGTCCCGCTCACAGGCGGACTTGAGAATGACCACGGCCCCGCTGGTCTTCCCCACGCCCGAAGGCCCATGAAGGTAGAAGCCCGTGCCCATCCGCAGCATCTCGGGCAGCTTGCCGATGTAGTTGCGAACAGGCTGATGCAGCGCCTCCGGCATCTCGGTGTACGTCGAGTTCCAGAGCCGCTCGGGGATGTTCATCCGCTTGAGGGACCACTCGTCTACCTTCGCCACTACTTCTTCCCCTTCTTGGCGAGCGCCACCTTGTAGGCCGCTTCCAGTTCCGGCGGCGGGACCGCGAAGTCGTTGTGGGCGTTCGCAGCCTTCCACGCCTCGTACTGGCCGATGGCGTCATGGCGGCGGCGGACCTTGGGAGCCTCTGCGGCCACGCTCGCGTGACAGGCGTAGAACAGGCCGAAGGTCGGCACGCTGTCGGGCTGCTTTGTCAACATCTGCGAGAAGTCGGAAGCGAAGTGCCGCACGAAGGTCTGGACGAGGTCGGTCACAACCTCCTCGGCCCCGTAGGCGTCGATGAGGTCGGAGGCGAGCTTGCCCTCCTTGCGTGCCATCACACCCTTCGGTCCCCGCTTGAACCACGTTGCCTGTGGGATGTCTGGGAAGGCGGTTGACATTTCCTCCCGCCACACCTGTTCCAGCCGCATGGCAGCGGACTTCTGCTGCCGGTAGCTTTGGGTGCTGGCGAGGTTGTCAACCTTGCGCTCCTTGGCCCTCTGGCGCTCCATCCTGCGCTCGTTTTTCTGGGCCAAAGCCTCACGGCTGCGAGCCTGTGCGTCCTCGACCACGGACTTGAGGGAGGAGACCGCCTCCCGCGAATCGCCGGAAACGGCCCTAGGAGACGAGATCTCACCCTCGGACGGGTCTTGAGCCGTCCGAGAGGGGTTGAAGCGATACACGGGCACGGGAGCGGCCTCCTTTTGCGTTCCTGCCGAAGACGTAACCCGCACCTTGGCGGGAGTCACACCCTCGACGCCGAAGGGGAAGGGGGCGGGCGGAACTGGGGTTAGGGTTTGTGCAGGGGGGTTGCTCGCCCCGTGGGGGGTCTCTTGCCTGTGAGCGGCAAGCCCAGAGGGAGGACCGTGCGAGCGTAGCGAGCGCGGGTCTCCCGCCGTGGCTTGCACGACCGAAGCGGAGTGAAGGGAGGACTCTGAGTACGAAGTACGAAGAGTTCTCCCGAACGTAGTGAGGGAGTGTCTATGTATACTATCTATGTAGACGGGCTGTTTCGGAGGAAAGTCCAAGGATTCCGCAGGCTTATTTACTCTTACTTCGGGATACTGGTGTGACATACGATCACACCCCCTGTGATCTAGGATCACACCCCCTCCCCCCTCGGAGGGTGTCGTAACCCCTTGATTTTCCTCGACCCAGTTTTCCGGTTTTTTGGGTGTGACTGGGGGAGGTGTGCTCCCACGATCACACCCCCCTGCGACAGGATCACACCCCCCTGCGAGGGCTTGTTCTGGCGCGAAGTGGAGGGTGTGCGCGGCTGCGGTCGGGGCAGGGTGTGAGCGTCCGATCACACCCCCCTTGAGGGAGGTGAGGTGGGCAGTCACAAGCTGCACTTGGAGGTGTGAGGGGAGGTGCCGGTAGGCGGTCTTGTGCTGGGCACGGGCCTTGGCGTCGAGCGCGGAGTACCAGCCCCCCATCACAGCGTCGGCGTAGGGAGCCTCGCTGCCGCCGAAGGTGTCACCGGCCTTGAGTCCCAGCCGGTAGACCTTGGGGGTTCCAGGTCGGGAGGATTCGTCCACGATGATCCAGCCCATCCGCTCCAGCTTGCGGAGGCTGCGGTTCACCGTCTCACGGGCGAGGTGCGTCACACCCCCGATCTGGGTCTGGGTAGGCGCAGCCGCTAGGAAGCCCTTGGAGGACAACCGCGTCAACGCTTCGGGACCGTAGTCCTCCTGCCGCCAGACAAAGCTCCGCAGCGCATCGTAGACCGCCAATAGAGGCAGCCCGAGCACCGCAGGGAGGTAGAGCCTGTACCGGAGGTGGAGGACTTGGTCGAACCCTGTCGGGACGATGGTGGGAGCAGCCGCCTTCGTCGGGGTCGCCATGCAAGCCTCGCAAACGCGAGTCGCCGGACCCGCTTTCTAGTGCTACCGCAA